TGAATTTTATTTTATATTCATACAATGATTGCGAAATTCTTCAATAAGAATTTGTCCATGACAATAGTATTTTCCAGTAATTGGTTTTTTCGGCATACACCAACAACCTAATACCTTTCCTTCAAGTTCATGAAGTTTTTCCAGAAGTTCGGGTGAGTTCAAAAGATATTCACGATATTTTTCAACTGCTTCTTCAACAGAATCAACTTTATATTTTGCATATACAGAATCATTATGATGTGTATAAGGATTTCCCCATATACTGGGTCTTCCTATATACACGTCATATTCTTTATTATGTTTGATATTTACTAAGGTAGGTTCTTTACTCTTGAACAGCATTGTTTGAATCTTGTTGTGAAACATCCTTTACGTTTTCAACTGTATCTCGAAGAACAGCGCATTTTTCATATTCCTCTATGCTTGAGAAATAGTTAATCATGTCGTTAATTGTTTTCTTCACTTTACCTGGTGTGAATTTGATAATGACTTCATAATCTTCATACAAGACAATATTTGAAACATCAATATTCTTAACGTGTTTTAATGCTTTGTAAGCATTTTGATAAAATTGTTCTGTAAATTGAAGTTCATCCTCACTCATCTCACCTTCCTTTTCTGGGTCAAAGTGATAAACAGTTTTCCCTTTTGTTTTCTTTTCTGTTTGTTTTGCAGGAACTGCATTAGGCGGTACAGATGATTGCGATTGTTCTTCGTTTGTCATAACCATTTTATAAGTATTAAGAACATCCTTGATGTTTTTAATTACACCTGCTTCAAGTTCGTCAACAGCCCATTTTGTATTTTCTGTCGATACTATTGGAGATTTTTTATCAATTTCATTACCTGAAATAACAAGTAAATTTCCAAAAATACCAAACCTAAAATACAGACTTCCAACAGAATTCATTGTTCGTTCAGGTGCTCCGTCAACGACAAGAATAAATGCACCCATATCAACGAACTTTACATAATCAACATTTGTCCTTAGTAAATCAGACATTTCGTTAACTGTAAAAATTTCTCCAATTGGTCGTTCAACTTTGAGATATCCTTCGGTTGTTATTTTTAATGCCATAGTTTGTTTAATTTATTTTTATGTACACAAAAGTTTATAGACTCTTAATCTCACAGGCTCCACCACCACATGCAACTTCTCCTGACAAGTCGGTATTGTCATAATCCTCTGTGATTTTTGTAACATCAACCTCACTTAAATCATTCAATCTTTTTGCATATTCTTCAGCATCAATTTCTTCAAAAGGCGCTTGTATGTAAGAACCACCGTCATACGGCAATACAGATAGACCATTATAGTATTTTCTGTTTTCCCACATCCATTCTCCAACCATTTCCCATTCGTTTTCTTTAATGAATACTGTTGCAGATACATTGTTGTAATTTTCACCTTTACGATGACCACCATATACCCACTTTGTATTGAACTTTTTAATTCTACTTAAAAATGCAAATATTGATTCGTCTCGTGTAATTGCATCAGCTGGTGCTTTTTGTGGAACTTCAATAATTGCAGTATCATGTGGTCTGAAATAATCATCAACAACTAAATTTGGGTGATGTGTTGCAAGGTAATTATAAAGAATCTCATTTTTACCAACTCGCATTCTTCTTATGTAATATTTTGCAAACCAAGCATGAATACCAGATGATGTACCTAACACCAGTGAGCTTGTCCCTGCAGGTTTTACAGTTGTTGTTCTTGATGCTTTATTTATTCCAATAAGATCAGCAATTCTTGCGTTCTCATCTTTGACAGATTTACTTGCCTCTTTCATATCAAGATCCATAACTCCATGTGATGCAATACCTGTCATACCTACACCGATAAGTGCATCCTTTTCAGTTGTTCTTTGCCAAACTGGACGGAGGTAATGAAATTCTGTATAACTTGCCTGTAGTGTACCAATTAAAGCAGCTGCTCGACAGCGAGCATTAAGTTCTTTTTGGTCAGATACGTTTGAAACATTTACTTCAGTTAAATTGCAAAATTGAAATGGTCTTAATGCAATTTCTCCACAATTATGCACCAGTAATCCATTTGCAAAAAAGTTATGATTTTTGTTACAATTTATGTCATATACATCTTCATTTTTTGTAACATTTATTTTCTTTAGTTTAATTGATTTTATCTTCATGGTTTGATTTTAATTTTCTAATTTTCTTCCATTCTTTTAATTCTTTGCCGTATGATGAATCTTTACTAATATAAGGTACAATATCATATATAGTTATAACATCAACATCAAGTTTTTCATTCAATAATTTTGCTTTGTATTCTTTATCTCTCCAATATCCTTTTATTTCAATAATCTTTTTAAGTTTATCATTTTCATATATGAAAAAATCAGGTCTATATATTATTTTTCCAATTTTATATGTCGTCTTTTCAATATCCCATTTAATGTTTTGTTTATCAAGCCATTTTGCAAAAATGTATTCATAAGTACTTCTAAGCCAAACATAATCATTTTTAGATTTACTCAGGTAATAACCTTGAACACCTCTTGATGTATGTTTGTTTTTTATTTTTGCTTGTGCTTCTACTGAGCACCAGCCCGTTTTTGTTTTTGCTTCATGGATTGCTTTTTCCTTTCTAAATCTTCTCACCTCATCTGTTACAACATTTTGCCCTTTTCTTATATCAATTTCAAGGTACTCAAAAAGATTTCTTGTCTTTGTATAAGAAAAATTTAATTCTGATGCAATTCGTTTAAGTCCAAATCCTGAATTGTATTTGTTTCTGATAAGTTTCTGCAATAAAAGATATTTGTCAATATTTTTTTTCTTTAATTCTTTGTCTTAAAAATAACTTTTTTGAATATGAACGTGCAGCATTTCCTGAACGTTCATATTCTTTTTTAAAGAATTTTTTATAATCATTTTCCAATTCATTAGGAATTTCAAGATTTGGATTTTTTCCTACATATGGGAGATAAAGTTTTTCTAATAATTCTTGTATCATTTTAATCAATTTATTTTGTATATTAAAATGACAACAAGGATTTTTTCCAAACTTATTCTATGGAAACAAGTTCATCACTATCAGTTAATTGGGCAGCATCAACCCACCCGCGATTTGATGTATAAACTTTATGATCTGGTGTTAACTTAATCTTTTCACCATTTTCCAATTCAATCTCTATTATGTTTGCGGATTTTTTTGTTAGTGCTGCAAAATTTATTTCATCAAGTTCAATTTCCATAGTCTTTTCGTTTACTGTTAATACTTGTGGATAATAATTCCCAGTTTCATATGCATCAACAATATCCTTTAATAACCAGATTCCATCATCTGTGTGTATTTTTGTATAACCAGTAAGACAAGTATTAGTCACCCAATCTTTATCATTTGAAAATAAAAACCCAGGTTCACCTGAACCAGATGCTTTAATTTTTTGAAATAAATCTATAAAGAATTCTTTTGAAATCTTATGTCTTAATAAAACTGCAGAATTGTTTGCTCTACCTCTTTGTGGATTGCGTTCCCACCAATCTCCAAATTTACATGTTAACATTTTGTCATCATCTGCAGAGAATAAAGAAATCAATGCAGCTCTACGAATACCGCCTGCAAGTACTGCATCTGCGATATAACAAACAATGTCATGTACTTCAAGGGTTGTTAATTGGTCTCCTGTTTGTTTATGATCAAGAACACCGCGAATTTTAATAATACATTCCTTAAGAGGTTGTGGTCCTGGTGCTTTACCACCTGAAGTAACAAGTTGTGCACCTTTTGGACGAATATCGTCAAAATCAAAAATGATTGAAGATCCACCAAAGAAATAAGATTTCATCAAAATTTTGATTGCATCAGCCCATCCTTCAATTGAGTCTCCAATTAAATATCTTCTTTTTCTATTTGGGTTAGGTTTGTTGATTAAAGGTAGTTGTTCAACATGATGTCGTTGTACAGAATAGCCTATTCCTGTGCCACCTAATAATAAAAACATAATTTCTGAAAATGCTCGCCAGTCGTCTATGGGTAAGTACCCACAATTATACATTCTATTAGGTGAGATTTCAATAGGTTTACCACTGAATTGCATACTACGCATTGACGGTAATACTTTTTTGTCATATACATATTTGTATGCTTTTTCAATTTCATCCGCTATGTCTGGAAATTTTTTGAGATGCATTTCCTTGTTTCGTGTTACAAGTTCATCCCATGTTTCTCTTCTGCCCAGCTCTTCCTGAAACCTTGCATATTTTGTAAATACTGTAAGGTCACTTAACGTTTTAATGTCTAATTTGCTTTCCATTCGTGAATGATTGTTATTTTATGAAGTTAAATAAAAAAGAACACACCTTAAAAATTTTATGATGTGTTCCAAGAATAAGTATACTATTTTCTCATGATATAGGGTTTTTATGAATAGATTTAATTATATATTCACATCGAGACCTATTTTCAAGTAAAAAATGAATATTTTTTGAGAAAATATTAAATCTTTTGAAGACTTTTGCGCATCTCCTTAAGTTTTTCTATTTCTTGTGTAACCATCCACATTTTTTTCTTTGCATCCTTACGTTTTCCATAATAATTTGTCAAAACTTTACGGAAAACTGAATCTTCTTTGTTGTCAAAATATGCTCCAGATGCTGAATATGTTATATTTTCCATATCCGGCATTTTTGCTTCCTTTCCTAAGAAACTTTCAGGTGACATATTCCATTGACGCATGATTGAAGGATATAGAGAAGCAAAGTCAAATGATGCTACCCAATTATAGATACCTTTTTGTGGTGAGAATACGAAGGCGCCTTCATAAGATGATTTATTGATACTTCTATTTTTGATTGTTGGGAAAATCCTCATAGTATCATAAAATTCTCTTGCGATTACTGATTCAGCCATTGCAATTGGTGAAAATGCTCTATTTGCTTCAACCTTTGTAATATTTCCTAACTTGAGGAAGGTTGACATTGTTGATAATTTTTCATCAATCAATTTAACAAGGATTGAGTCAATTGCATTGTAATATACATATTCAGCAAAATCAGATTCGTATAAATCTTGAAGTGTTCCATTGTACTTAATCTTACCCATTCCTAATGCAGCAGTTGCAACATATTCTAAACTGTTGTTTTCTTTAAAGATTACCCTATCCCATTTTTTGTAAATGTCCATAT